TACTTCTTCTGAGTCTGGAATTTCTAATGGTAGTTTCTGGTCTATGCTTCTATATATCTCTTCCCAACTGTTTATTTTTTGTTCCATTTGTTGAAGCATCTTATTAGCATAGTTTATATCTGTTAGCTTATCATTAACTTCATCTAGCTTTTCAGAGTACGCTGTGCGTGCAGTTTGATGTCTATGTAGTTCTTTTTGTATAAATGCTAAATCTATATCTTGACCACAAGTTGGGCATCCTGCCTCGTCTAGTTCTTGTAAGTCCATATACTTCTTAACCATGCGTACTTCTTGAGAGCCTTGTGATTTTATCTCTCCAATCTCTTGTACTAACTGCTCTGTGTCTTGCCACTTATTATTATCTACATACTCTTTCGCTAGTCCTAAATCTATTGACTCTAACTGGCTTTTAAATAAATTATTTTGGTTAATTTTTTTCGTGATTTCTGAGATATTTTGAAATTCTATTTGTAAAGATCTCAATGCTTCTTCATCTTCTTCCGAGTAAAATGGTAATTCTAATTTCGAAAGTAGTGATGTATCTTCCAAATAATTATCTGATAACCATTTATCGATTGTGTCAATTTTCCCTTGTATGTGAGAAACATCTCCAGCTAAATTTCGTGATAATTCTTTAAAAACATCAAAGTATTTTACATAACTATCTAACTGTAATAAATCAATTAAGAATCTTTTACGGTTAGTATCTGTGGCAGTTAAGAATTGTAAACTAGCATTGGTATTCTGGTAAACAATCTGTGAGAAAGTTTTAAAGTCTATGCCAATTACTTCTTCTAACGTCTTATATGTATTTGTAGCTGTATGACTAGATATATCATCTCCGTTTTTGTAGAGTTTCACTTTTATACTGCCTCTACGAATAACTTCGATTGAATACTCATCATCTACAACATCAAAAGACAAAGATATATCATAGCCTTTGTTGACTTCTCGATTTGGTATGTCTGCTTTTTTGATACCTTTTGAGTTCTTGTTAAATAAAACTTCTTCAAGAATCAAAGGAATAGAACTTTTGCCAGTTCCATTTGTGCCAATTAACTGTGTAACTATGGTTTCATTAAGATTTAACTCATTGTCTGCACCATAACTAAAACAATTACTCCACTGCAACTTCTTTAGCGTAATCACTAAACACTCCTAAAATATTTTTAACTTTACTATCATCTAACTCTAATATATAACTTAAGTACTCACTTAGTTCTTCTTCCATTGTCATTTCTTTGCCCAATATCAGAGTTGCTTCTGTCTTTCTTTTTATAACTTTTTTGTCAAGTAACTCACTATTTTTGATATTACTTAAGTCTGCTACATCTCCCTCGATCTCGTATATAGTATGGTCAAAGTCTGTCTGCACCATTTCACTAGGATCTGTAACTGTTTTGCGAATTAACTGGGGTAGATCAAAGGCATGCCATGTCCATTCCCAATCTTTGTCGTCTATTAGTAAGTAGCCTGTCTCAACATTATTTCTATGAAAACTTGTAGTCATAGGTGAGCCAGGATATACTATGTTTCTTTGTGTATTGCTATGAGCATGTAGGTCTCCTGCGAATACTGTTTTAAACTTATCAAATCTTTTTAATTCTACTTCTGGTTGTACATGAGGAGGTATCTCTCCACGCACATGAGTAAAGAGTATGCTTTCTTCTATACCCTCAATACTTTTCTTTCTATGCAAGTCTGCATATGGTAGTATACACCAGTCACTTTCAGTGTATGTTTCATCTATTATTTCTACTAGAGGATTTATACTTGTTGTTGCTCTTTTTAAATTTGTAAAAAACGTTTTGTTCTTACGAGTTGCCTCGTGGTTACCATCATAAATGATAGTACGAACGTTAACATTCTTTACAAAGTCAAAGTAAAGACTTAGTTCATCCATGCTGGGAACTCGATCAAACAAGTCCCCACCAATGATGTGCAAATCAACATCTTTTTCAAGCTCATAAATTTGGTCGAAGAACAACTTGTAGCGTGAGCATGCCCATGCTATAGGTACATTCTTCTGTCCGAGTTTAATGTGCCAATCTGCGGTAAATAGAATCATGCTACGAACTCATCCCCAGGTGTCCAAGAACATCCTGTAAGACCACCAGCCTGTAAGGCTTGTAGTGTTCGTAAAGTTTCATCTGCGTTTCTTCCTGTATCTAACGCATTTACTGATACATGCTGGATTATTCCTTCAGGGTCAATTATAAATGTTGCTCTGTAGTGTACTCCATTAGCCTCATCAACAATACCGAGTTTATTTCCTAGAACAAGTCCAGAATCTGCACATAGTATGTGTTGAATATTATTAAGGGCTGGGTTGGATTCTTTCCAAGCTTTTTTGCAGAATTCATTGTCTCCACTTACACCGATAACATCAGCATAGTCGACAAGTTTATCCATATCTACAATTTCGGTTGGACATATAAATGTAAAGTCTTTTGGGTAAAAGTACATTACTGTCCACTCATTTAGTAGCACGTCAGCTTGAATGAAATCATTTGTATCATTACAGCCTTGCATACTAAATCTTGGGTATTTATTTCCTACTGTAAGCATAATACTCTCCTAAGAAATATCGAATTCGTCAGAAACAGTTTCATCAGGTGTAGAGTTGCTTGCGCCTTCTCTTAGTCTGTCGAGTAGTTCTTTCTGTGCATCCGCTGTTGGTCGAGTAAGTACTTCGTCCATTGACTTAAGTTCTGCAATGAGTTCCATTTCAGATTCACTTAACTCTCTTGGTTTGCACTTGAGAGCTTGTAGTTGATATTCAACATTATAAGCCATAGGTCCAGTTTTTACTCTCTTAAAGTAAACATCCCAGCCAGTAGTTGGATCAGTTGGATCACCAAGATCTTCTGCTGCTACCATAATCTGCTCGAGTAGTTTTTTCTTTAAGTTTAGTACTTTGACTTTTCCGTCATGGATACATTGGATTGCATAAGACCAACCGCATTTAAGTTCTGGATGATATTCTCTAACCCAGTCTTTTTCTACGTTGGTAAATGCTTCTGAATCTCTATCGAATGATAGACACTCGAATGGTAAATTCTTACCGTTTTCGCCTTTCAACCAGTAAACATAGCGAGGAAGCATATCCCCTACCATTCTTACTACGTTGTCGCCTTCGACATATTGATAACTGTCGATTTTATTCTTTTGGGCTTCGCCCTTGGTTTGATTAAATTTTATTGCCATTTTAGTTCCTTTAAAGTGATTTCTTCAAACAAAAAATGTATTCTGTCATTTTCTATTCGTAGTAATCTATTGTTTTTAATACTGTCCTCATCCCCTGTGAAGTGGAGGAGGTCTAATGTGGTATCTTTATTTTTTTGATATTCGAAATAATTACGTAACGATGCGATACCTGCATACTGCGCAATCTCACTATCTGAATATCTCCTTCTCTGAATGAATAACGCCTCTGGGTTTACTAGGAACGAATCCCCATGAAAACTTTTAGTCCAGAATTTATATATTCTATCATGTCTATTCACTGGTGGTAACTTATAGGTAAGTATATGAAGGATTGTCAAAATATCTTTAACACTCCCTTTGCTTTCCCTTTTTACTTTTTCCCAATTATAGAATAACATATTATAACAAACTTTTAACTCCGTGTCAAGATATATTTTTTGATGCTATACTTCAAAAATTTCATAACCCTGTCGCATATAATATCCCCTTCTCGCCGCAGCTTGCTTTCTAGCTGTTCGACCATGTAAGTTGATATCCACTACTTTCGGTTGTAATTTTCCGTCATACATTCTGATTACTCGCCCGATCAACTGTGTAAGCAAAGGCTCATTGTTTACAGGCGTACCTAATATGAGACAACTAAGGCAATCTAAACTAATACCTTCACTGAAGATACTTTGTGTTCCAAAGAGAACATCTTTGTCGTTAAAGATTCCTTTGACCATCTCTGCTCTCTGCTCATGTGGAATGTCTCCAGTTACGCAGATTGCATTGTCTCCTACGAGCCTTGCACAGCTCTTAAGAAAGTCTACTCTATCGGCTACTAATAGAACTTTATGACCTTTCGCTGCATAACTTGCGGCGAGCATAGCCATAGTGTTTTGGTACTCCCAATCAAAAGCAAGTGAGTTAACTCGTGTAGCCCAGTCAACATTGCCATCCATGAAACGAATACCTGAATTTATAATATCTACACTAGGTGTGAGATAATTTTCTTTCGGTGGTTTAAATACTGTACTCGAAAAGTAATCACGAAAGACTACATGCCTTCCATCTTTTCGTTGCAGTGTTCCTGTTAAACCGATTTTATTCTTTGCTCGTGAAGCATCAATAAGTCGTGTGAAAGTTGGACTACTAACATGATGCATCTCATCAAGTATTATAGTACCGAACTCTTTTACGACTTTGTCGACATTTCGATACAAAGTTTGCACATTTCCCACGACAAAAGGGGAATCAATATCAAACTTTCCCGAACCGATTACACCCGCTGTAACCCCGAAGACTTTCTGTACTTCTTTTTCCCACTGCGATCTTAACGCTAGTGTATGAGTAACTATGAGTGTTTTCTGTTGGAGTTTATTTGCGATAGCTAACGCGGTAAAAGTCTTTCCCCAACTTACCCAAGCGTTGATTATACAACTGCCTTCGACTTCGTCATATACAGACTGTTGTGAGTCTCGTAATTCAAACTTAAAGTCAAGTGGTTCGATTGGTACTTCTACTCGCTTATCGACTATCTCGTAATCTTTTGGAATTAAATCCGTTCTCCCTATTGGTAAGGTCACTAAACCTGCTCTGACTACGCCCATATTCTTAATGATGATAGGCGGATCTGTAGGTCTCCTAGGCGGTATACTGTAAGTGAGTTTATTGTCGAGGTATTCTTGATACTCGTTAGTACACTCTATGTATATTCTGTTGCTTAATACTGCCTTCATTGTGTCCTTGTTAATGTAAAAACTCTAAAGGGCGAACCAAGAAATATGGTTGGGAGAATCCATAAAAATTAAATTATGGTCGCCCTTCGAGTTAAGTTATTTAAAATAGTTAAAGATATCCTCTATGTTTGCTTGTATGATTACACACTCGCAATTATCTACCCATGAATCTTCGGTATCGTTCAGGTATCTTTGTGATAAAAAATCAAACCTGTGATGCCCATTTATAATATAGTATTTGTTTGTAGCAGCAGGACAAACTTTGATTGGGTTTCTATAAAAACCTCCACTCAATCGCATATCCATTTTCTTTGCTACTCCTGGGTCTCTATCTATTTGTGTTGGTAGTAAGTCTACATACTTTATGCCTCTTACTGTAAAAGAAAAATCAGATCGTTCAATGTCTGTCATATGCACTTGGGGCATATCTTTTCTGTAGTATATCATTAGTCATCCAACCCATGAACGTAATTGTCGTTCTTTTCGTTGTAGCCATAAAAGCTGCCTTCTTTTTCGTTTTCTTTAAAAGGTCTATGAAGATCTTCCCATTGTTCATCCATCCATTGCCAAATAAAGTCATCGAATACTTCTCCAGGCACACAATCATACTTTTCATGGTAGTCCCAATGATCAAAATCATCATCTTCCCACTCTGGAAATTTTTCAAGCATTGCTTCTGTTATATCAGTATCTTCTATCTGTTCATGGTCGCAGTCTGCTTCTTCATTTTCTGCCCAAAATATTTGTATTCCTACAAAGTTTCTGAACTCATCTTCATACTGATGTCTAAGTAATACATTAGGATCAGTTAGTGATAAAAACTCTACAAGCTTCATACAAAACTCACTTACAGGTGACCAAGCAGATACTATATTTATATAGTCATCAGCCCCATCATCTATATGAGCCCATTTAGCTCCTACATTATCACGATACCAGTCCCAAGATTTATCTTCATCATACTTAGGCATAAAAGATAATTGTTCTATGGATACGTGTTCTTCTACCGTCATGGGGTTGCCTTCCCAATTTGTCATTGTTACTTCTTCTCTTTTGTTTGCTACTTGATCTGCAAACTTTTGCATTACTGCTTCGTTTCCTAATACAGTAATATAATTCTGTACATGATTTGCCATGTTATCTCCTATTTAGTATTCTATACGCATATCTTATCATATTTTTCTCCAAGTATCTTTCCACTTCTTTGTACTCAACTCATACAAATAAGCGGGTCTTTTGTCAACATATAATATTCCTGCATGTGTTTCTGTTCTATGAGGAGGTCTAGGGACTTCAAATGGAAAGGGTATACCATGAATCCATATTAAAGTAGCAAAATCTTTATTTTCTACTTTACCTATTAAATGGTATTTTAAATCAGCTTTTTTACTTTTTTCATATATAAAAAACTTTCCATTTGAGTCCACATAAAAGCGCCCTCTGTGTTTTATTAACCCACCAAAATTATCTATTTGATGTTTTAAATCATACATATTTTTTAAAGGTGTTCGTAATCTTCTTTCACCTATACTATTTCCTTCCACATTACTATCGTCAAGTACTGCGCCTTCAATCCAAAGTACGCCATCTCTACGAATAACTTCATCGGAGTGAACCACATAAAGTGGGAATCGAATATCTTCTAGCTTCATCCGTATTTCTTTTCAAATTTTCCGAATGAGTAGTCATCTCCGACATCAAAATCACATCCGACTGGACAGTTAGGTATTGATATACCTCTGTCTTTTTGTATACATTTTTTCACTATTTCCATATACTCGTCAACATACTCCTCATCTACTTCTGCTAGAATGGAGTCATGTACTAGAGCAAATATCTTTGCTTGTGCACCGTCAATTTCATTATGAGTATCAATCGCTCCGAGTAAATTTACATCAGATGCAATAGACTGTACTAGAAAATTAATACCAGATCTTACTTCGTGAGACGCAATACCCTTGTCTTGAGAGAATACATTTGGTAACCTTCTCTTTCTTCCGAAATGAGAGTATAGGAAACCATTATCTTGTATAAACTGTTTGTTATCGTCTAGCCATTTCTTGAGTCCGTGAAATTGTTCAAAGTAATCTTTAATAACTGAGGAGGCTTCATTCATACTAAAGTATGTTCCTGAGTCTTTGGTAACTTGCTCACTAATCTTTTTCGGACCAGCTCCATACATAATTCCAAAGGTAACAGCTTTTGCCATTTGTCTCTGTGTTCCGTACTGCTCTGCTACATCTTTGACTTCGCAAGGTAAGTTAAATACTATCTTTGCAATGTTTGAGTGAAAGTTTCCACCACTTTGGAATACTTCCATCAGGGCTTTATCATTTGCAAGCACTGCTGCGCAATATACTTCTGCTGTTGTTAAATCCATTGCAACTATCTTCTTGCCTGGTGCGGCTTTAATACATCCTTTGACAATCGGGTTGTCTCTAGGAATCTGTTGCATATTCATTTTACCACTTGATGACAACCTTCCAGAAGTTGTTCCGTGCAGGTTGAACCCTGTACGAAGTCTACTATCTCTGTCAAGCTGTGGGTAAATTTTGTCAAGATATGTACTCTTAATCTTAACTTTCTGTCGTATGTCAAGTACTAATTGTGGTACTTCATGTTTCTCGGCTAGCTCTTTTAATACTTCCGCATCAGTACTATGCGCACCCGTTCCAGTTTTCTTGCCTGTAGGTTTTAATCCTAAAAAGTCAAAGAGTAATCCTCTTAACTGCATTGTACTGTTTGGGTTGAAGTCTTTACCTTGATTGTGTTCAAACTCTTTAATTGCTGGATAAGTATATAACTTCTCAATAGCTTCATCAATTTGTGTTTGCATTAACACTGAAGATGTTTGTAGCCTATCTTTGTCGAAAGGTACACCATGATCTTGAATGTCTGTTAGGAATCTACAGCCTGGGATAAGAATATCCCTGTATACTCCATACAGTCTATCATTTTTTACTAATGCATTTTCAAACTTCTGAAATAATAAGAAGGTACACACTGCATCCATAGCAGCATAATCTTGCATAGTTTCAAAGGGAATCAAATCCCAAGTAAAGCTACCCTTGAGTACACCATTTCTGCGGCAGTAATCATCTATCCATTCGTACATACCTTTCTCATAATCTCCATAAGGAGTGTACTTAAGTGATAGTTGTTTCAAACCATGTGTGCCAGGATTCTCGTCGAGCATATAATGTAGTAACATAGTATCCTCGAATCTTGGAAACTCAAATCTAAAGTGATATTCAAAGAAGGCTAAATCAAATTTAGCATTGTGAAATACTACTCTCTTTTTGTTAAAGATTTGTTGAAGTAATACTTCTGCTGTCTCATCTATACACTCACAATCTATATACGCTCCATGCTCTGGCTCGTAAGATAAACTAATACCAAGCATATATCCATCTCGAGGATACAAACCTGAAGTCTCTGAATCAAGAGCAATAAAGTCATTTGCATGATCTCTAGCTTTGATAAGGAATCTGTGAAGTTCTTTTGAATCTCTAATGCCATAGCACTTATCATCAGCAAGTTTCTGTTGTTTTAGTTTGCCTTGTGTATACTTAACTATGTTTTCTCTTGATTCTTCCCATGTCTTTTTAGCTTCAGGCTTGAATGCTAGCATGGCAGGATTAATTACAGGTAGGTACTTATCATCAATACATCTACCACTATACTCTGTTACTGAATTTTGATTTGTGAAATACTTTAAACATTCAGAACCAACAAGTATAATCCAATCATAGTCATCTTCATTGATCTCAATATCACAATCTCGTTTTAATACTTTCTTAACTGTTGGATCAGAACATAACTCGAACTTGTCGAACTGTATTTCATTATCAAATAATCTTACATAGTCATTACGACTAGGTTTACTTTCTACTAGGGCTATTTTAGCCATATAATCTCTCCTTTAAATCTTTTACTTTTTGTTTATTCAAAGCACCTGCATCTCCTAATTGTACAGGTAACTTTATGTTTTTTGATAGTAACTCTGCTATCTCACAGAATTCTACAATGCGGAGGGCAGCTTCTTGTCCTGCTTCGTCAGGATCAAATAATATATCTACTGCACTTACTCCCTGCATCTTTAGTAGTTTAAGTTTATCAATATCAATATTTCTAGTCCCAAAACAACATACGGCATTTGTCAAGCCTTTGTCATGGAGATTAAGCATATCGAATATACCTTCTACTAAGATAACTCTACCCTTGATGGGGCGGACTCGAGCAGGGTATAAAGGTAGCAATGCCTTCGGGGGGTGTATTAAATACTTTGGAACATCAGTTGGGGACTGTGTTCTGCAATTGAATGCTACGATTTTTCCTGTCAAGTCCTTAATTGGAAAAGAAATTCTACCAGTAAAAGGCTTGTCTGGGTGCAAAAACGCATCAAACAATTTATAACTGTCAGGAGTTATCTCCCTCCAGTTGCCTACATACGGCATAAAGTTCTTTGGCATCTTCAATCCTATGGAAGATGCTCTTTTTTCTTCTATCTTTCGTCTAGCTTTTTCTCTACGAATGTCTAAAGGATTCGATGGGGCGTCATAGTGATTGAACACATTGCCCTTAAAGCCACACGAAAAACAGTTGAATACCCCTGTAATTCTATCAATTCTCATACTTGGATTACTGTCGTCATGCTCGGGATTTAAACACGCAACAATACAGTCTGCTGGAGACAACTTATAATCTATCTTTCGTTCTTGTAATAGTTCTTCTACTGTCATATAACTGAGTTAATTACTATGCCTAATACAAACGCTACACAAAATAGTAAGCCTGCGATTGATAATGCATAAAAGAAATGTTCTAAAAATTCTTTCATAGTTTCTTGTGTTTCCATCCTTTTAATTGATCTCCAAGTTCTTCGAAGTCCGTCATTTTCTTTCCATTAGGATCTTCTTCATATTCATAATACTTACTTTTCCAAGCAAGTTCTACCATTTGAAACCATATTGCTATGGCTTTGTTTCTAAATTCTTTGTCTCCCCACAAGTAAAACATATTCCACCATTCTTTTTGAAATTTGAATACTTGTACTTCCATTGACTTAAACATCCATCCATCTCGGTGTTTATGACATATCTCTAGCATTGCTCTTAGTCTTTGACTTCCTGCAATCGGATAATAACTAGGCATAGTTAGTATTGGAGACTGTATGCCATGCTCTGTTAAACTTTCCATAAGAGGCTTATTGATTGGTACTTTGTGAATATTATCACGCACAGTCGGTTGATTCAGTAAAAACTTTACTGATCGTGTCTCTATATCGAAAGGTGGCAGAGCTATTAACTCTGCCGTTTCTTTACTGATTCTATCTGCCGCCACTGTTCCTTACTTTTCTCCATAGTCCATGTCTGCGTCTCTTCTCAATTTCCATACGAATCATATATGTTCTAATCAATGCTACTACTGTAAATATAAAAGTAGTAGTTAAAGATATAAGAAAGGCACTTGTCCATTCCCATCTCTCTATCATCAACCATAACATAAATGTTTGTAAAGGAAAATTAATTACTAGAGCAGCGCCTACTTGCACTAAAGATTCTTGTAGTGCGGCTTTTTCTGTTTTAGTCATTTATTTCGTCCCATAATTTATTTTCGTGTTCTGTTTCGTAAATGATACGAAACTCCTCGATCGTTGGTGTCATCACTTTAATTGATGACTCTCCTAGTTGTCTCACATATCTAGTATATGCGATAAGTAATTGTTGTTCTGTGTATAATATTAATGTCATATGTCGTCTACATTTTCTCCTGTTGTCATATTTTCTTTCATGTTCTCTCTTTCTTTAGGATTGATTGCTGACTGCGGACCAATCTTCAAGGTTTCCCAATCGACCACACTAGTAAAACTTTCCATACGATTACTTCTCATTTTTACACAATTAAATGTCATACATTCATCCTGTTGCTCCCATGTCTCTAACGAGTAGGCAGCATCTGCTGCATCAAGAATACCTTTTGCAAACCTAGCTTCTCCACTTGCATCTGTTTGATACGGAGCAAATACTAAGGTTTCATACTCTTGTGCATACATCTTCATTTTCTTACTGACTTCTATCTGTTCTGTCCAGTCATACTGACCACCAGAGCGACTTGGTGCATTGTGACGACGAACTTGATTTAGATAATCTACTATCACTACTCCAACATCTAACTGATTTACTTTCTT